ACCGTACCAAAAGTACGTGATTGTCATATTCTTTTGTTCTTTCGTCTGAGAATGATCCGAGTGCATATTTCCAAACTTTAGCAACATGGTCTAGAACCTTCATCATAGGCATGATCTGTATCTTTATAGTGTGGTTTATCTGGTATGTTTGGATTCCATGGAAAAGGAATTCCAGTCTTATTACCATCGTCTAATGGATTTTCTTTGACATACCCAACATACTTTGCATTCGCATCCTGTTCTAATATTTCATTGACTCTCTCATCATACCATGCTATCGGTATACCTATGTCTAATGACTTCAAATATTCTGATTTGTACAAATATAATAACTCGTAACTAAGAAAAGTTGGATTATTTAATTTTGGTAATTGATCTAGGAAGTGTCTAGTTGTGGACTCTTCTCTTATTCTAGTTTGTTGATTATGAAGTATGTTTTGATCCCTACCTATGACTATGACTTTGGTATCGATACCCAAGTCTTGTGCATTGGAGCAAAACTGCTCGACGTTTGGACACCATTTAGTCCCTTTACTTTTTATGCCAAGTGGGATACTGATAGATGTAAAGTAGTATTGACTTTGCGACCAATCGAATTTATGCAGTAAGGTTGGATCTCTCCAATATTCTGCAAAGGGTTCGCTAAAACGATGTGCTTCCCAATAATTGTCAAGCAACGTTTTCCACCCAAAAACATCTTGGTGTAGCGATAGAATTTTAGACCAGAGATGGTTGCCCGAACCCTGAGGTCCCGTGAGCACGACAAGTGTTTTGTTATTCATAATAAATCCCTACAACTAATTATAACATAAATAATCTGGACTGTACATACAGTTGTTATAGGTAGATACCAGAATGGCAAATCCAAAGATTAAGATAAAGCGATCTAGTGTCGCTGGCAAAGTCCCACATTACCCATCCACACTGGATTTAGGGGAATTTGCAATCAACACCGCAGATGGAAAAGTTTTCATCGCTGCAGGTACAGCAGGTGTTGGTGTAGGAACAACCGTAAGAGAGGTCGGTGTTTCAACAGCATTAGTTTTATCTGGTATTGTCACGTCTGGAAAATTTATAGGACAACTGACTGGTGATAGCGTCGGTGTTGTCACAGCGTCGAAGTTATATGCAAACGGTGAAGTATATGATGGAGATGGTAACTTTGGTACTACAGGTCAAGTATTTTCATCTGATGGTACAGACACAAAATGGATAAACGTTGGTGATACTACTGCTGGATCTGCTTCATCCATCGTAATATCTGCCGATTCAACAAACGCTACTAGGTTCCCGACATTTGTGTCAGGATCTACTGGTACAAGATTTGCAAGAGTAGATGCAACATATAATTACAATCCTTCTACAAATACATTACAAGTAGGAAAGATAAACAACCTACACTCTGTTGGTATTGCCACAGTTGGTGGATATACTTTTCCTCCTATTGCGGATGATGGGACGAATGGGCAGGTGCTTGCTACGGATGGAGCTGGTACGCTCTCGTTCGTTACTGCAGAGAGTGGATCTGGTACAGCAACAACAATATCTCAGAATGCATATACTGCCACAGCAGGGCAAACTACTTTTACATTACCAAACTTACATAATGATGGTCTCAAGACATATCCTGTAGAGGTATTCTTCAATGGTGTAAGAGCAAGAGTTGGTGCAGGTGCATCATTTGACTATCAATTATCTGGCACCCAACAAATTGTATTCAACTATGGACTGGATGTAGGAACAAGAGTTGTTACCAAAGTTGGTTATGGTCACACCATAGATGAAAGACAGTTTACAGCATCAGAGGGTGACACTACTTTTACTATCACTGGTGAACAGGCAACACAGAATAAGTTTCACTGTTATCTAAATGGTGTTTTACTAAGACGTGGTACAGATTTCACTGCTGGATCTCCAATCGTTTTTAGTGTAGCAACTAAAGCTGGTGATGAAGTTATAATTATGAACGCTAATGCTGAAGAATTATTCGTTGCTAATGAGGGTCAAACCAAATTCACTGCGACTGATACAAGCACAACATCTACTAACATACAAGTATATTTGAATGGTATTTTCCAAGAAATTGGTACAGATTATACTCTAGGTAACCCATCAGTAACAGTCATCAACCCTGCTACAGGACTTACTAAAGGTGACAACTTTGATATTGTAATCACTAGATAAATAACCACATGGCACAACCAAACACTAGGCAAGGACTTATAGATTACGGACTTAGGAAACTAGGTGCTCCCGTTCTTGAAATCAATATTGCTGATGAACAGATAGAAGATTGTTTAGATGATACTATAATTTTTTACCAAGACCGTCACATGGATGGTGTGGAGAAGATGTATCTAAAACATAAGATAACAAAAGATTTTACAGATACCATACAAGCAACCAGTGCACCAGGTCGTGAGACATCACTTGGTATTACTACAACTACCAGTCCTAGTGTAAATATTACAGGTATTGGTACCACTACATTTTCTTTTGAAGAGACACAGAACTTTATTCAAATACCAGATGCAGTAATAGGTATTGAAAAAGTTTGGAAGGTCGATAGTCGTGCTATAGCATCTAACATGTTCAATGTGACCTATCAATTATTTTTGAATGAAATATATTATTTCAGTTCAATGGAGTTGCTTCAATATACACAAATCAAGAGATACCTAGAAGATATTGATTTTATATTACACCCAGACAAACAAATAAGATTCAATAGAAGACAAAACAAATTATATATTGATACTGACTACAGTAGTATGAAGACTGATGACTATCTTATTATAGAGTGTTATAGGGTAGTAGATCCTAATGATTATCCTAAGGTCTATAACGACAGATGGATAAAAAGATACTTCGTAGCATTATTGAAAAAACAGTGGGGTCAGAATCTCATCAAATTCCAAGGTGTGAAATTGCCAGGTGGTGTAGAACTAAACGGTAGACAAATATATGATGATGGTGTAGCGGAACTACAAGCAATAGAGGATAAGATGGCAAACGAATTCGAGATGCCCATATTTGACATGATTGGCTGATGGCACTCAATCCTTTTTTCTTACAAGGAAGCAAGGGTGAACAAACCCTTGTACAAGAACTGGTCAATGAGCAGATCAGGATGCACGGTATTGAGTTTATCTACATGCCTCGTGTTCTTGTGACGAGTGCTAGTGTGATGAGGGAAATTAGAAGTTCTAAGTTCGATAGATCATTCCCTATAGAGGGTTACATATCATCATACGAAGGATTTGATTCTGGATACAATCTCCTTACAAAATTTGGTGTAAGGTCAACAGCAGAAATGAAGATTGTTATATCATCAGATAGGTATGAGAATGGTATCGCTCCTCTCCTCTGGAAGTCTCCTAGTGCAGCAACAGGACCTACTGGTAGAGTAGAGGATCAGAAAAGACCATTTGAGGGGGATCTTATGTATTTCCCACTTAGAGATATAATATTTGAAATCAAGTATGTAAATGATATTGAGAATTTCTACCAACTCAGAGATACCTACACATATGAATTGACATGTGAACCATTCGAGTACGGAGAGGAGACATTCGATACTGGTGTTGCTGCTATAGATGATGACTTTGACGATGAAGGATACAATGTCACCATGATACTAGGAGACGCAGGTGCGAGGGCGACTGCATCAGCATCTCTTGTAAATGGTGGTATTCATAAGATCGATATTATTTCTGGTGGTACAGGATATACAAACGCCCCATCTATTATTATTGAACCACCTATCGGTGGTGTACAAGCGTCTGCTGTAGCAATCACATCTACCACTGGTACACGTAACTTCAAGTCATTACGAGTTGAAAGTATACAGATCACAAATCCTGGTGCAGGTTATACCTTTGTTCCAAACGTGCAATTTGTAACAGAAGATGGTAAGGGCACAGGAGCATCAGCGATAGCTGGTGTGGGCACAGCAGGTGTCATAGGTCCTATTTCTATAGCATTCAAAGGTAAGGGATACTATGCTCCTCCAACAGTATCATTCAACTTACCACCTTCAGGTGGAGTACAAGGTATTGCAACTGCTACAATCAATACTACTACCAATCAGGTTGAAAGTATAATTGTAACAAATGCAGGTTACGGTTATACTGCTACGCCATCAGTTACCATTGGTGCTGCGTCAACTATCGGAAGTGGCACATTCAAATATGGTGAGATAATAACTGGCGAATCATCACTTACAACAGCGTTTGTGACTAAGTGGGATACTGAAACCAATACTCTACTTGCTAGAAATCTCTCTGGTAATTTTGCGGTTGGAGAGAATATTGTCAATGTTGGATATGGCACTGCTGTATACACCCTAGATAGTATTGACTATAGTGATGATGATGCATTTGAAACTGGTGATGAGATACAAGATCTCTCACAGAGCAGCATCTTAGACTTTACAGAAAGAAACCCATTTGGTGAAGTATAATGTTAGGAAGTTATTTCTACAATGAGACGATAAGAAAGACAGTTATTGCTTTCGGTACATTGTTCAACAATATAAGAATCAAAAAATTTGGAACTGATGGTAAAACCATAAGTCAACTAAAAGTTCCCATAGCATACGGTCCTATGCAAAGATTTCTTGCAAGGATTGAACAACAATCAAACTTTGATGATAATGTTGCAATATCATTGCCTAGAATATCATTTGAGTTGACATCATACGCTTATGACCCTAGTCGTAAGTCATCACCCATTACAAAATTTACAGGCAAAGGTGCAACAAAAACAAAACATAAAAAAATATTTTTACCTGTTCCCTATGAAATAGGATTTAGACTAAGTTTTGCTGCAAAATTACAAGATGATTCTTTACAAATATTAGAGCAGATACTACCACATTTCCAACCATCATACAATGTAACTGTGAATATGTTAGAGGGTGTAGAAGAAAAAAGAGATATACCATTTACACTTGCGAACGTGTCTTTTGTTGATGAGTATGAAGGTGACTTTTCTACTAGAAGGTTTATACAATATGATCTTGACTTCATAGCAAAGACATATTTTTACTCCGAGATACCAACAGACGAGTCTGGTATTATCAAGAAGGTACAAGTCGATTACTCTACTTCTATCAGAGCACCAAGAGCACAGAGATACACTGTTGTGCCACAGGCAATCAAAGACTATAACAGTGATACTGCTACTACAATCACTGCTGAATTGACTCCAAAGCAAACTCTTGTATCAGTTTCATCTGCTGCATCCCTCTCTGTCAATACCTATATCCAGATAAATTCTGAGGTGATGAGGATCAGAGAAATAAATGGAACTAATTTACTTGTACAAAGAGGACAATTTAGTACCAAGATAGCAGAGCATTATACAGGTGCTACTATATCACAAGTGGATGCACAAGATAATGCTTTGATAGAAGTGGGTGATGAATTTGGATTTACAGAGAGTAGATCATTCTTTGATTCAGATGGATTAGAATATAGCACAGCACAAGGAGCTGATGTATAAATAAACTTGACTAAGCACTGGAGACACAAGTGATAGAATCAGAAGAATTGGAATTCGATGGACTCGATTATGAGGAAGATCGATGCATGGGATATGATTGCACAATCAAAGAAGATTATATTATGAGAATGACTGTAAAGTATGATAAGGGTGCACCAGTAAAGGGTAAAGATGTAAAGTTGCATTCCAGAGAAGTGAAATGGGGAGAGGAAGGATCAGGAACAAGAGAGTATAAATTTGGTTTAGGAAAGAAAGATACATTGAGTGAAGCGTGGGAACTATTTGAGGAGTCTGTAGTAAATCAATCAATGTGTGGTAAACCTCATCCTGGTAAACTCGTAGAAATTGATGTTGGTCGTGTACATTATGATCATGGTAAGTGGGTTTGTTATACTAGAGAAAGAAGGTTTACTGGAGATAATCAAGAAGGACGTAAGTCACAAATCAAAAGTTATGATGAACTAAATACACTTGATGAAGCATTGGAGACACTAAGTGGAAAACTCTGAGAAATACATTTTTAGGGTCATTAGATCAAAAGAAGATGGCATTTGGCATTGGAAAATAAAAAGAAACAAACCTGTTACTATTGATGGTGTTGAGTACATTGCAAGAATAGTAGTAAAGCATGGTCAAAATGCTGATGCGAAGACTGCTGTAGGAGAAATGAAAGCGGCTTTTGAAGCGTTGTAATAAATATAGATAAAATAATACTCCGAATACTCCGAATATTTGCCCTGTCATTATTTGGAAAAGCATGTCAAACTCGTATGATGCTATTGATAAAGCACTAGATGTGAAGTCTGAAATAGTACGTGAGAAAAAGAAACTAAGTCAAAAATCTAGTGACTCAGATGATCCCACAAAGGATTATGAATACAGTCGTGCACAGTTATATAACTTAGTTGAGAAAGGGCAAGAGGCAGTCAATGGTATACTTGATGTATGTCAAGACTCTCAACATCCTAGAGCATATGAAGTAGCAGGTCAGTTGATCAAGCACGTAGCAGACACAACTGATAAGTTAGTTGATTTACAAAAGAAAATGAAAGATCTTGACGAGGACAAGTCAGGACCTAAGAATGTTACTAATGCCATGTTTGTAGGCAGCACTTCTGATCTTCAAAAAATGTTGAAGCAAATGGGCAAGGATAAATAAACACATGGATAATCTAAACAATGCGTTGAAACGCATCAAAAAGAAAAAAGGATTGAAAGAGGCAGCACCTCTTGCTGCTGTAGGAAAAGGACTAATGATGGCTGGTAAAGCAGTTGGTAAAGCAATTGGTGTCGGTGGTAAAACTGCTGCCAAGGCAGGTGCCAAAGGTGCAAAGGGGGCAGCTAAAGCAACTGATAAAGTTGCCAAGTCTATGAAAAGACCTAACATCAGAAGTTATAAAGATCCTAAGACAGGTAAAACTAATCTAAAAAAATATAGAGAAGACCAAAAAAAATATCAAGATACAAAGAAAAAGAAAGAACAAGTCAATCCTGATCCAGTAGAAAATAAAAAAGATGATACTAAAAAACCTGATCTAAAACCTGGTAGAAATCTTGGTGATGCAGTAGGCACTGCTGCAAAGAAAACAAAAAATCTTGCAACAAAAGCTATAGGTGGTGCAACAGCAGGTTTCGGTTCATCATCATTCAAGAAGGAATCTAAGATATCCTTTCAAGAATTTATTGACAAAATTCCCTAAATTATGAGTGACATTTATCTCGGTAATCCTAATCTAAAAAAAGCAAACACACAGACAGAGTTTACCGAAGATCATATAAAAGAATTTTTAAAATGTAAAGCAGACCCAGTATACTTCACAGAGAAGCACATACGAATCGTGAACGTGGATGAGGGTCTTGTTCCATTTACTATGTACAAGTTTCAAAAGAAACTACTAAAGAATTTTCATAAGAATAGATTTAATATTTGTAAAATGCCACGACAGACTGGTAAGTCTACAACTGTGGTATCATATCTTCTCCATTACGCAATCTTCAATGATAACGTCAACATCGGAATCCTCGCTAATAAAGCAGCGACTGCTAGAGATCTCCTCGGAAGACTACAACTGGCGTACGAAAACTTGCCGAGGTGGATGCAGCAAGGCATCATCGCATGGAACAAAGGATCCATGGAACTCGAAAACGGATCGAAAATCATAGCAGCAAGTACCTCTGCATCTGCTGTTCGAGGTATGTCATTCAATATAATATTCTTAGACGAATTTGCATTCGTACAAAACCACTTAGCAGATGACTTCTTTGCATCTGTGTATCCTACTATATCTTCTGGTAAATCTACGAAGGTTATAATAGTTTCCACTCCACACGGTATGAATCACTTCTACCGTATGTGGCATGATGCAGAGCGTGGACAGAATGAATATGTTGCAACTGAGGTGCACTGGTCTGAAGTACCAGGTAGAGATGCTAAGTGGAAAGAACAGACTATCAAGAACACTAGCAAGCAACAGTTTGCTATTGAGTTCGAGTGTGAGTTCTTAGGATCTGTTGACACTCTTATCTCTGCTGCAAAACTCAAGTCACTGGTATATGAACAACCTATAGAACAGAACGGTAAACTCTCTGTGTACGAGAGACCATTTGAGAAACGAGATTATATCGTGACAGTGGACGTAGCAAGAGGTATATCAAAGGATTATAGTGCTTTCATAGTTGCTGACATCACAGAGTTCCCATACAAGATAGTCGCTACGTACAGAGACAACGAGGTCAAACCTATGTTGTTTCCATCTATCATACATGATGTAGCAACAGCGTATAACAATGCATACGTGTTGTGTGAGGTAAATGATATTGGTGATCAAGTAGCATCCATACTATTCTATGACCTTGAGTATGAGAACCTACTCATGGTTGCCATGCGTGGTAGAGCAGGTCAGATAGTGGGGTCAGGATTCTCTGGTGTCAAGACACAACTAGGTGTCAAGATGAGCACAGTTACTAAAAAGGTTGGTTGCTCTAACCTGAAGACACTGATAGAGGAGGACAAACTTATATTCTGTGATTATAATATCATATCGGAATTGACCACGTTTATACAGAAGAAGCAATCGTTTGAGGCAGAAGAAGGTTGTAATGATGACCTCGCTATGTGTCTTGTCATATTCTCATGGTTAGTGGCACAAGATTACTTCAAAGAGATGACAGATCAAGATGTAAGGAAACGTATATACGAAGAACAGAAGAATGCTATAGAACAAGACATGGCACCATTTGGTTTTGTGCTTGATGGACTTGAGGATGACGATGTGGTGGATACTGAAGGAGATAGATGGAAGAAAGCAGATGAGTATGGTGATAGGTCATTTATGTGGGAGTATCACATATGAAACCCAAGTGTCTTGAACATGGTGGGTATCTAGCGTGGTCTGCTACAGGGCACTTACTACCATGCTGTTGGTACGATAATCAAAACAAAAAGTACATACCAGAGTTATTACAAGATAAGTTCAACCTCAAGGATAATACAGTTCAGGAGGTGCTGGACTCTGATGAGTGGAAAGGTTTCATAGATAAGGTGGAGAGACATGATGATTCTCTTCCTCTTATTTGTCATAGGTATTGTGGTTAGGTTTCGTGGAATCAATTTAGATGCTACAAATCACTGCTCACTCAAATGTCCTGGTTGTGCTAGGCAAAGATTTGTAGA